GTGAAAATAACAAGGCTGTCGGAAAATCAGAGGTTTGTTTTCAGATGGTGGACGGCACGGGATCTTAGTGATTACGACGGGATAATCTGTGACGGTGCGGTCAGATCGGGCAAGACCTTTTGTTTGTCGGCGTCTTTTATGACATGGGCAATGACTAATTTTGACGAGTGCATTTTTGGGCTATGCTCAAAAACTATCGTGTCGCTGAAAAGGAATATCCTGCCTGCGCTCAGGGAGTATATGAAAGCCATGGGCATGACGGCGGTGGAGGTCGCGTCAAAGAACTATATGGACGTGAGCTTTTGCGGCAGGAAAAACAGGTTTTACTACTTTGGCGGCAGGGACGAAGGCTCGCCCTCACTTATTCAGGGCGTGACCCTTGCGGGGGTGCTTCTTGACGAGGCGGCACTTATGCCCAGAAGCTTTATCGAGCAGGCTGTGGCAAGGTGTTCGGTGGCGGGGAGCAAGCTGTGGTTCAACTGCAACCCTGACAATCCTTACCACTGGTTCAAGAAAGAGTGGATAGACAAGGCGGAGGAAAAACGGCTTATCTACAGACATTTTGTGCTGGAGGACAATCCGACCCTTGACAGGGCGGTGATAGAACGCTATCACAGGATATATACGGGGACGTTTTACGAGCGTTTTGTGCTTGGCAAATGGACGGCGGCAGAGGGGCTTGTTTACCCTATGTTCGACGAGGAGAAAAACGTCTTTGAGGGAGATATACAGTGCGAGCGGTATGTTATAAGCTGTGATTACGGCACTGTAAATCCTTCAAGCTTCGGGCTTTGGGGTGAGAGTGGTGGAGTATGGTACAGACTCAGGGAGTATTACTATGATTCTCGACGTGAAGGTATGCAGAAAACTGACGAGGAGCATTACAAGGGGCTTGAAGAGCTTGCCGACGGGCTTTGCATCGAAAAGGTCATTTGCGACCCCTCGGCGGCTTCGTTCATACAGTGCATACGCAGGCACGGAAAATACACTGTTCAGCCTGCAAAGAACGACGTTGTTTCGGGTATCAGGCTTGTGTCGGACTGCATAAAGGACGGCAGGATAAGGATAAACCGCAGGTGTCGTGATACGCTTCGTGAGATAAATCTTTACCGCTGGGACGAAAAGGCGGGAAAGGACGCACCTGTGAAAGAGAACGACCACGCTATGGACGATATGAGATACTTTGCAGCAGAATGTCTGGGACGTGAAAAGGACGATTTTTTTGTGCTGACAGTTGAGCATTAGTACAAAAAAACGTACAGAAAGAAAGGAGAGAAAATGAGTATTTTCAGAAAGAAGGTCCGTGAATTTGTGCCGAACACGGCAGGCTCTGACAGAGAGTCGGGGTTTCATTACAGGCTTGCGCCTGAGGGGGCTTTTCAGCAGGAGCTTTATGACGCACTCAGGGCAAACGTGCCTGTTATCGACGCTTGCTTCGGCAAGATAATAAGGCTCACAGGGGGCTTTAAGGTTACGGCTTGTGACGAGAGGGCGCAGGTGGAGCTTGACAGGTTTTGCAGAGAGGTTTCCGTGGGGGTGTCGGGAAAGTCCATTTACACTTTTGCGGATATGTATCTGGATTCACTGCTTACATATGGCAAGGCGATAGGCAGGATATATGCAGATTACAGGACTGGAAAGGTAAAGGGGATATATGTTGGCGACCCGACTTTGTACAGAGTGCGTGAGGGCAGGAACGCTTTTGAAAAACGTATTTTTTACATGGGAAGCGGTGAGGAGATACCGGTAAGAAGTCCTGAAAAACTGCTCTACACGGCGCTCAATCCTAGTCCTAAGCACCCTGACGGGGTGTCCATACTCCGTGGATTGCCTGCGCTGAGCGAGATACTTATGCGAATTTACGAGTGCATGGGGCAGAACTTCGACAGGGTAGGAAATGTGCGCTATGCGGTGATTTATCATCCTGAGGGAGAGAGCGACAGGGCGAGAGCCAAGGAACGTGCAGAGCAGATAGCTCAGGAATGGAGCAGGGGCATGAGAGCCTCACGAAACGGCTCGGTGCAGGACTTTGTGGCTGTGGGTGATGTGGACATAAAGGTCATAGGCGCTGACAATCAGATGATAGACACGGAGATACCTGTCAGACAGCTTATGGAACAGCTTGTAGCGAAGCTTTCAATACCACCGTTTTTGCTTGGACTGAACTGGTCAACCACTGAGCGAATGTCTGCACAGCAATCGGATATCCTCACAAGCGAGCTTGAATATTACCGCAGACTGCTTGAACCTATACTCAGAGAGATATGCGAGGCGTTTTTAAGGCTTAACGGATATGCTTGCGGGGTTGAGATAGAGTGGGACAACATAAATCTTCAGGACGAGGAAGCGTTGGCGAAGTCAAGACTTTACAATGCGCAGGCTAAGGCGGCGGAGCTTGAAAACGAAAGGGTAGAGAATGAGAGAAAAAAGGAGGAAATGCAATGAGCGAAACAGTATCAGGCGAGGAGCTTGAAAAGATAAACGGTTATGCGAGAGAGCCGCTAACGGAGGACAAGGTCTTTGTTTTCAGGGTGGCGCTTTGTGACAATGACATTGACAGAGATGGTGAAAAGTTTTCATCAGGCGCTTTGGAGAAGCTTGCGGAGCTTTTTAAGGGCAGAACGGGTATTTTCGACCATGACCCCAAAAGCTCAAAGCAGACTGCCAGAATATTCGACACTTGGGTGGAAACTCTGCCTGAGAAAACTACGACAGACGGAGAGGTCTACCGCAGGCTTATGGCAAAGGCTTACATGGTGCGAACTGCTTCTAACGGCGACCTTATAAGCGAGATCCAGGGCGGAATAAAGAAAGAGGTATCCGTTAGCTGCACCATGGGAAAGAAGCTTTGCTCTGTATGCGGAGCGGATATGTACAAGGGCGGCTGTGACCATGAAAAGGGCGGTGAATACTGCGGTAAGCTGTGTTATCACATTCTTGACGAGCCGCTTGACGCTTACGAGTGGTCGTTCGTGGCAGTGCCTGCACAGGTGAACGCAGGGGTAACGAAGCGTTTTGCCTTAAGGGAGAAGCATGAAGGCACCGACAAGAGCTATGAGCTTGCCCTTGCGAGGGAAGCTTTTGAAAAGGACGTTTTAAGGCTCAGCTATTTCTGCAAGCCTTTTATGAGTGCAAAGTGTGTGAAAGAACTTGCGGAGCTTATGACAGTTACGGAGCTTATTGACTTCCGTGGCAGGCTTGAAAAGCAGGCGGCTGAGAATGAGGAGGTCTACAAAGCTGAAAGGGAGAGCTTTATCACGGGGGATTACAAGATGTAAGGGACAGATGTGAAAGGGGGTGATTACAATGTGGAGATAGAGGCTCAGGGGTCAGGAAAAATATGTTTCTCACCTGCAAAACAGCGAAAATGCGTAACATTTGTTGGGGCGATCTTGGGTCGCCCGTGAAAGAGAGGGTTTGATGCAGGCTGGGTTCATTGGAAAACACACATCTAAATCAGTACAAAAAATCGGACAACTTTAATTATCGAAAAGGAGAAAATAATATGTACAACAATATCAAACTTGAAAAGGGACTTTATTCTATCACAGGCAAGACATTCACACAGGCGCTGGCTGAGCTTGATCCTGACGCAAACTATGAGAACACCGAGCTTAAAGGTCTTGACGCCTTTGAAAGACAGCTCAAGCGTTTTGACATCAAGGTAAAGGGTGCAAATTCTGACAGGGTGGAGAAATTCTTCATTTCCACTGAGTCGGCAGTGCTTTTCCCTGAGTACATAAGACGCACTGTCAAGCAGGGCATGGACGAGGCTTCTATCATGGGCAAGGTAGCGGCGGCTGTTTCATACACTGACGGAGTGGATTTCAGAGGTCTGAACGTTACAAAGTCAGGTTCAACTGACGTTGTGTCAGAGGGTGGAAATGTGCCTATCACAACTGTCAGACTTAGCACCTCCAGTAAGACTCTCACAAAGTTTGCAAGACGTCTTAACTGTTCTTTTGAGTCTGTAAGGAAGCAGAAGCTTGAGGCTTTCGGCGTGGTGCTGAGAAACCTTGGGGCGACTATAAGCAGAGATGTGAACAGCCTTGCCATGACTGAGATAACAAGAGGTATTACAGCTCAGACTCTTATTGGCAGCGAGCTTACTTACGCTGATCTGGCGGCTTTTTGGGCTTCCATGGGCGAGTTTAACATGACGACCATGATCTGTACTCCTGATGTTATGGCTAAGATCCTTGCTATGGACGAGATGAAATACTGCATTGGCGACTATATGGCAGGCGGCACAGTTCAGACGCCATATGGTGTAACGCTTGTAAAGTGTCCTCAGCTCACAGGCGGTATTGCGGTGGGCATCGACCAGAGCAGTGCGGTTGAAATGGTGCTTGGGGGAGATGTTATCGTGGACTACGATAAGCTTCTTACTAATCAGAGCAACGAGATCGTTTGCTCGGTGCTTGCAGGTTTCTCTGTACTTACGAGCGGTGCTGTAAAGACGCTGAAAACTACAAAGTAAGCTGAGAGGATAATGAAAAAGGGACGGTGGGCGGGTATATTTTTTTGAAAGGAGCAGGAAAATGGCAATAAGCAAAGACAATGTAAAAAGCAATTTTATGGAGCTAAGCGGACTTGACGGCACGTCGGCTGAGGTGTATGCAGGGCTTATAACGGTGTGTGCTGACGAAATGGAAAAGGCTGTTGACCAAGAGCGAATGGTCGCTGAGGGCGGAACGGCTATATGCGAATTTGCAGCGGCAGCGGAGGTCTTTTACAGATTTATTTGTCTGAAAGCCGCTGAATACAAGGTCATGTTTACGGCACAGGGCAAGGCGGTGGAGGCTTTTGACGAGGAGAACAGGATAAAGGCGGCAAGAGAGCTTCGCGACAGCGCAGTTTCAAGGGCGGAAAGATTTTTCTCAAAGGACGGCTTTGTATTCAATGCCGTTATCGCATATTAGGAAGGAGGACGAGCCATGACAGTCTGGACAGAAATGGCGGCAGAGATAAAAAAGATACTTGACGGAGCAGGCTTTACTGCAATGGGTGAATACACTTCGGCTGACAGTCTATTGCACAGTGGGGAAGCAATTGGCTTCTATGGACTTAAAGGCTATGATGTGGTCGATGAAGTCATTGGGCAGGGCGGCAAAAAGCTTTACACTGAGTATATATGTCATATCGACCTGCGGCTCATGGGCAAGGCAGGAAAATACGATGACATGGAAGAGCTTCAGGAAAAGTGTGAAAGCGTTATGGCGGAGCTTGCAAAAAGCGAGGTTCTGAATGTAAAGAGCGCAAAGCTTGGAAGCGCAGTTCAGACATTGCCCCTTCACAGGCTCGAAAGGCAGGCAGAGCTTAGTATCGGCATTTGCAGTGAGGAGGATATAAGTGAGTAAAAAGGGAAAGATAAAGCTTGACATCGGCACACGGTCATTTTACATGGACGGAGTTAAGCGAAGCGGAGGTTACATTCAGGAGGAAACAAAGGCTGTGAATGGTATTTTGCGAAATATCTCAGGCAAGGCGGCGGAGATATTTCAGTTCAGCGGCAGGATCGCTCCGTCGGACAAGGCTTACGCTTGGGCTGTTCTAAGCGAGAACGGAGGAAAGGCGATCAATTTCACGGCAGACGGGGTCTTATACAGCGGATACATACTCTCAGAGATAGAAATGGATTTTAAGCCTGACAGGATGATTGGAAGCCTTATGATAAAGCTTAGGGGGGCGGAATAATGGCGAAGATATACATCAGGTTTGAACTTATTGGCAGTGGCAATTTGGACTATAGAAACATTGTTTCAGCAAGGCTTGTGAAAGACCGCTATACGCCATACAGTGAACTTAAAGCGTCTGTCGTTTTGAATAACAGCATAAATCTTAACAATATCAGGCGTGTGGCACTTTATATAGGCAGCAGGCGTATGCACTATGGTCCTGCGGATTACATCAGAACAAGGGTGAGAGGTGGAAAAACTGTTCTTGAACTTATAAGCCGTGGGATAACACTTATGCTGGGGCAGAATGAGCCTGAACCTGGGGTATGGTCTAAGGTGAGTTTGACAGATATTATGAAGAGCTACAGTCCCTCAAGTGAGATAACCTACGAGAGTGGAACTGACACTGTGAACTATGTGAACATCAAAGAGAAGTCTACACTGTGGGAGGCTATCGGCGTATATGCGGTCAAGGCTTACGGCAGGCGTGCATATATCAGAGGGGACAGGCAGGTCAATGTGTCGCTGAGTATCCTTTCTGTGAATATCGGTACTCAGCGTATTATTGAATACGGCAAACAGCTTGATACGAGAACGATGCTGTCAAAGATATATATGAAAAACGTGGACGGGGAGTATGGATATAGCTATTCAAGCGGTAAAACTATACCACATGGTATCACCAGGGAGAAGTATTATGGTCTTGATAAGCAGTGGCTCAATAATGTGGATGCCGGGCTTAAAGATAGGATAGAGTTTGCAGAGAGGGAGTATTTGGTGGAGCATATCACATATGAGGGGTATTGCGGCGAGGATATCACGGATAAAATAATTTGTAATGGATATGGCGTAAATGGAAAAAGAGTGAGCAGAATGGAGATAACGGTCAATAGCAAAGGTATGCAGACGAAGCTTTTATGTGAATAGGAAAGAGAAGTAAGGAATGAATAGAGTAAAAAAACAGCGTACAGAAAAACTGTACGCTGTTTGAAGCTTCGTATTAACCCTTTACGCTTCCCAGAGCAACACCACGAATGATGAACTTTGAAAGACAAAGGTAAACAATTACTACAGGGAGGATAGCAAGTACGATGTACAAGCTGAACATTCCCACGTCCTTCTCCTGTGGTCCTGCATAACGCATTGCGTTGAGTACCAGAGGGATTGTGTACTTACTCTTTGATGTAAGAATAAGTCTTGGCATAAAGTAGTTGTTCCAGTTTGTTACGAATGTAAAGATGATCTGAACTGCGAATGCAGGCTTGAGGATAGGAGTAACGATCTTGTTGAAGGTCTTGAACTCTCCGCAGCCGTCGATACGGGCGGCTTCTACGATCTCAAGCGGAAGTGCAGACGCCATATACTGCTTCATGAAGTAGTATGTAGCCGGTGCTGCGACAGCAGGAATGATCAGCGGAATATAAGTATCTGTCCAGCCGAGTTTGTTCATGAACTGGTAGAAACCGATAGCTGAAGCCTGTGTTGGAACCATCATTACGATGAGAATGAACATATCTGCGAACTTTCTCAGCTTGAACTGGTAAACGTGTGTTGCATATGCTGTCAGTGCTGAGAAATATACGCTGAGTAATGAAGCACAAGCTGATATGAACAGTGAGTTAGCCAGTGAACGCCATACGCTTCCGTATGCTACGGCTGTTGAACCGCTGAAAAGGTTCTTGAAGTTTGTTGCGAGGAAGTGGTCAGGATACCACCTGATACCTGCCTGTGATCTGCCTCGTGTTGCGTTGATTATCAAAAGATAGAATGGGAAAAGTGAAACAACGACCAAAAGAACAAGGACAACATAAGCTATTATCCTATGTATGATAAGACCAGTACTATTTGTCTTTTCACCAACTATTTCAGTACTTCTTGGCATTTCAGCTTACCCCCTTTTCTTCTTTTTCTTCTTTCCGTCATGGTCAGCAGACGCAAACATAAGTGCAAGTCCGATAACAGCGGAAACGATAAAGATTATTACGCAGAGTGCAGACGCCTTACCGATGTCGCCCTGCTTATTTGCCTGGATTATCATTACGACGGTCTTAAGCTTTCCGTTAGGGCTACCCATATCCTTTGTGAGGAGGGCAGGTACGTCGTACATCTGAAGTCCACCGATGAGTGATGTTACAAGAACATATGACATGATAGGCTTGATGAGCGGAATTGTGATCTTCCAGAATGTCTGGCTGGAAGTTGCACCGTCGATCTGTGCTGACTCATAGAGTGATGTATCAACACCCATGATAGCAGCCATAAGAAGAATTGTTGTATTACCATACCAAAGTATGAAGTTGATGAGTCCAACTACACCTCTTGATCCCCAAACGCTTTCAAGGAGTGGTACCTTGATAAGATCATAGATAGCGCCGCCTCTGCTGAACAAGCTGTAGAACAGAAATGCAAAAGCAGATGCCATGATTACGTTTGGAAGATAGATAACAGCCTTGAAGAATCCCTGAGCCTTTATCTTAAGACGAAGGTCAGTGAACCATACTGCAAGGATAAGAGAGATAACGATCTGTGGGATAAATCCTACGATCCACATGATGATCGTATTCCAGAAAGACTGGAGAAGGTCACTTCCTGATGTGAATATAGTTGAATAGTTATCGAAACCGCAGAATGTCGGTGTTACTTCGACAGCCTGTCTTGTCCAACCACCGCCGATAGAGCCCTGATCCTTAACATAGTCCGTAAAGCTGTAATAGAAAGTCTGGAACAGAGGATATAGTGAGAAGATGATGTAAACTACAAAGAATGGGATAAGGAAAATATATCCCCACTTGGCATAGCTTATGCTTTTTCTCTTCATATAAGTATACCTATTCCTTTCGTGAGATTAATAAATAATAGGGGGGGATATCCTCCACCCCCTATATTTAATTAGATACTGTTTTTTTATACGATTAGAAATCGCAAGTAAGGTTACCATAGAGGTCTGTGATGTTCTTCTTGAAGTTCTCAAGAGCAGCCTCATATGAATCAACTGTGCCGAGGAAGTAGTCCTTCATAGCACCCTGGAATTTCTCGTTGCAGCCCTGGTCATAAGCAGAAAGCTTGTTCTCGAGGGAGATCTTGTCAGCAGCCTCTGTAAGAAGTGCAAGGTGATCCTGTCCGCCGAGGAATGCGTTTGTATAACCGCCGTCGATAAGCTCCTTGATAGCAGCCTTGTTGTTTGTGTAGTCCTGCTCGCCCTCAGTGATAGCCTTAGCTACGTCCTTGTTGCAAGTCATTACCTTCATGATATCAGCAACGATATCCTGGTTATCGGAGTCGATAGCGCCGCAGATCCATGTACCGCCCCAGTAGTAAGCCTGTGGGCCTGAGCAAGCCTTCCAGAGACCATAACCGCCGTTGCCTTCCTTAGCGTTTGAACCATCAGCCTTGATCTCTTCGTCAACTGTGTTTGGAAGAAGTGTGAAAGGAATGCCCCATGTTGAGAAGAAGTAGCCGAATACGCCACCGTCGATCTTCTGACCAGCAGCCCAAGCATCGTCCCAAAGGGAAGTCTTGTTGTTGTAGCCCTTGTCTGTGTATTCCTTAGTCTGGTCAGCCCAAGCCTTGATCTGTGGGTCAATTGTGATCTTGTTGTCTGTTACCCATGGGCTAGACATATTGTTTGAGAAGCATCTGTATGTATCATCGAAACCGGATACCATCTTGTAGCCCTTGTCAGCCATCTTCTGAGCTGTTGCTGTGAATGTATCCCAATCCTTAACAGCTTCCTGAACCTTCTCTGGATCGCTTGTGCCGAGAACGTCTTCAGCGATCTTTGTGTTGTAGAGGAACAGACCTGGAGTTGCCTGCCATGATACACCCTTCAGCTCGCCTGTTTTTGTATCTGTTGCAACGTCCTTTGTGTACTGATACATCTGTGACATATCGTCGTCTGTGATGCCGAGGTCCTGAATAGAAAGTGCAACGTCGCCGTTAGCATACTTCAGAGCGTAGTCAGCTTCCATAAGGAACATATCTACCTTCTCTGTGCTGTCCTGCTGACCCTTAAGAGCCTCGTCCAGCTTTGTCTGGTAAGCGTTACCTTCGTTTTCAACCTGTACCCAGTTCAGCTTAACGCCGTTGATTGTTGCGATCTCCTTTGAACCATCAGCAAGCTCGTTGTATGTAAGCTCGTTTGATGTGCCCTGTGGATAGTACTTATCAAGTCTTGACTTGAACTCTGTGTTCCAGCAGTAAATTGTAAGAGTCTTCTTTGAATCCTCTGATGAATCTACACCGTGAAGCTTTGAAGTATCCTGTCTGTCTGCGTCCTTGTTGATACCTGTGCCGTCGCCAGCCTTTGATGTTGTGCCGCCCTTAGCATCAGGTGTTGAAGATGAATCTGAGCTGCCGCAAGCTGTGAACATTGAAGCTGCCAGACAGAGGCTCAATGAACCTGCAAGTACTTTCTTAAGATTTGCCATAATAATTTTCCTCCTTAAAATCACATTAGTTTATTTGATTTGCTCCGCAGCATTTCTGCGGAAAATTAATGCCTTGAATTAATTGATGTCGCTTACCGAGCCGCCTTCCAGCAGCTTTCCGTCGACTGTTATCACCTCTTTAAAGGTGGTCTGTGGGTTTTCTATCAGTGATACCAGCTGTTTTGCGGCTGTTACACCGATAAGGTCTGTGTCCTGAAGATAAGTCGTAAGCTTCGGAGAGAGAAGCTGTGAATAAGCTATTCCGTCGTAGCCCACTATCGAGATATCCTCCGGTACTGAAAGACCCATTTCCTTGACTGCATTGAAAGCTCCCATTGCTGAATAATCATCGGGCATGAAAACGCAGGTCGGTCTGTTCTCTCTGCTAAGAAGTTCTTTTGTCAGCTTATAAGTCAGATCAGGGTTGTGATAATCACCGTTAAGTATCCAATCGGGATCAACTGAAATTCCTCTTGTCATACAAGCTTTATAGAAGCCTGCCAGACGTCTTTCGGCTACTGCCGATCTGTTGCCCTGGATAAAAGCAATCTTCCTATGCCCCATCTTCGTCACATAGTTGATAAGCTCTTCCATACCTTTTTCATTATTGGACATGATCGCTGTTCTGCAATCGAAGATGTGGTCGATCGTGACCACTGGTATATCTCCGTTTATCACCTCGTACACGTCCTGCGACGTAAAATCCGTACAGGCAATGATAACACCGTCAACATTGCGGTATTTGCAATGTTCATATGTAGACATTTTCTGCTTGCCCACATCTCTATTTATAAAGGTTATATCATATCCTGCTGCTTCAGCCGTAGTCTTAAAGCTGTCAAGCACCTTTGCGAAAAACTCATGGGTAAGACCGCTTCCTGCTTCGTCGAGATACATGACCCCGAGATTATAGGTCCTGTTGGTCTTTAAAGCTCTTGCCTGAGAATTTGGGAAGTAGCCCATTTCTTTGGCGGCTTTCATAAGTCTTTCTCTTGTTGCCTCGCTTACGTCCTTATGGCCGTTGAGGGCTTTGCTTACGGTTGCGACGGATACTCCGCAGCGAACGGAAATGTCTTTTAAGGAAACCAATGATATTTCCGCCTTTCCGTAGATTTTAAACGTTTACGCTTGATGCTTTCCATGAAAACTTATTTCAAACGTTTCCGTTAATAAAAATATACAATATTCTCGGCATAATTTCAAGTCTTTTTTCACATTTTTATGCCCTCTGTAATAAATTATGGAGGTTTAGCCAATTTTTCAACTTTACTTTTGTGCATTTTAACAATGCCATTTGGATAATTGTAATCGATTTGTTACAAAGGAGCTGACAGGCTAATCAAAAAGCTGCGAAAATGCACTGCGTTTTCTGAGGGGTATATGAAACCAGGCTGTGTGGTATGTGAAAAATGTATATAAACATTTCTTTTGTATACAATTATGTTATGTGAAATTACAAAAACCATTAAAGAACTTTATTCATTAAACGTTTTCGGATAATAATTGTTGAAAAGTGTGTTGTGACATATGATATTGTTAAAATATTATCTTGATATGAAAATATGATAGTCATTTGATCGGAAAAGTTGGAATATTCGGTGTTTGCGAAGATATTTTGAAACGTTTAAGCATATTTTAGCGTTTTTTTTATTGTGCAAAATAACGATGTGGAAAGAAAACGTATTTATTTCATACATTATATTCACAAGCTACATATGATATGACTATTTGATAGGGATTTTGCAAAGCTTTGAAAAAAATCTTGAATTTGCTTTGAGAAAAATCTTGAATTGATGTTGACAAATGTGTGGTTTTGGTGTATAATGTTTAAGTCTTATATGCTGATATGGCTCAGTTGGTAGAGCAGCTCATTTGCTGAGCAAGCGACCGCTGCCAGAGGCAGATGAAGGGAGCTTGCGAAGGGAAGAAATAAGGAGAATTGCGACAGCGACAGCCGAGCAAGGCGACTATATTTCTGACCGTATATGAGCAGGTCGTGGGTTGTTGATAAAGCGACACGGCGGCGGATCAAATAAGCTAACAGAAAAATTTAATATATGCTGGAATAGCTCAGTTGGTAGAGCAGCTCATTCGTAATGAGCAGGTCGTCGGTTGCTGTTAAAGCGACACGGCGGCGAATCGGATAAGCTGATAAAAAATTTAATATTTGCTAGTATGGCTCAGTTGGTAGAGCAGCTCATTCGTAATGAGCAGGTCGTCGGTTCGAGTCCGACTACTAGCTCCAATGGAAACCCCGTAAACTTGGCGTTTACGGGGTGCTTTTTGTATCATGTGTTAGTCTGACCCCTTGGGGTGTACGGGGGAAAGTGGGATCTCTGATAATGTTGTAGAGTATTACTATAACTACCTATATGGAACGATTGGCAAGAAAAGGATAACGACCGGATAGTGGAAGTGTTTCAATGAAAATCTGCTTATTTAGTGATTTACAGTTTACTTCGGTTACGTTCGTCAATAGAAACGGGATAACAAACCACGCTTTGGAATTCGGTTTAGAAGGTCTTAATTTATTCTATCTGAAATATGTACAAAAAGGCCGAATTATTTTCATGAAAATATTGCAATTTGGTGAGTTTTATGATATAATATAACAAAATATAACACTGTATACCAAAAGAAGGCAAGGAAATAAAACAGTAATAAGGGTAATGTCTGCTTTTATAAAAAATTTAGGAATCCAACATACTTCTTTAAGAAATGTATTCGATTGCCGTTTGAATAAGTCAGAGAAAAGTATGCGTAGGACTACTTCAAAGAGAATCCAAATGCTTTTGAGATCGGTATGTACTATAGTAGAGACTAAGTTTTCTAAAATTTATGGGGCGAACGAAGATATTGATGAAGAATTTTTCATTTAATCATAGTAAGGAGGCATAGGTGTGTCGAAGAAAAATGATGATTTTTTTATAGATAAGAAACCGTGGTCTGAAGTTAAGGATCAGCTTCTTGGTTGTTATTTCAAACCTTATGTATCCAAAATTCTCCATACATATAAACCGTTAGTGTATGTTGATTGTTTTGCTGGCAAGGGTAAATTTGATGATGGCAATCCAGGATCACCATTGATTGCGCTCAATATTGTCAATGAGTGTCTTGACACAACGACTATGGTCGATGCTCAAATAAGCATGACGTTTATTGACTTGAACTACGCAGATGAGCTGAAGGAAAATCTAAAGGATTATCCATGGGTAACAGTCATATCTGGTAAATACGAGGATAACATCAAAGAAATTCTTAAGGACAAGCGTGGCAGTAATGTGTTCCTATATATTGATCCATATGGAATTAAGGCACTTCAGTGTTCTATGTTCGATAGTTTTGCAAATAGCAATTTTAACTCAATTGAGATGTTGATCAACATGAACTCCTTCGGCTTTATTCGAGAGGTTTGTAATGCATTGGAAACTTCACTTTCTCTTGATGATCCAACAATCTTTGAAGATCTTGTCGAATATGACACAACGAAGATGACTGCCTCGGATAAATCTATCCAAGACTTGAATGAAATTGCCGGTGGTGATTATTGGAGAGATATTATAGAAGACTATAAGGCTGGCTTAATAGATGGATATCAAGCTGAAGAGTATTTTGCGGAACAATATTGTCAGCGTCTAATGAACAGTTTTACCTATGTGCTTAATATGCCATTAAGGATCCGACGTGGTCAGCGCCCAAAATATAGAATGATTCACGCAACTAATCATCCTGAAGGGTGTTTACTAATGGTTGATAATATCTGCAATCGTTGGGAGGCATGGCAGAATGTTCAGAGCGGTGGCCAGATGTCTTTGTTCCAAGAAGACCCGAATAATCATATTATCAATGAATCAGATATTGAGAGCAAAGCGATTGATCACTTTTCACAGTGTGAATCGTGGACTTCGTTAAATGAGGCGATGTCAATCTTTTTTATGAAATATGGTCCAATATGCAAAACAAGGGTTATTAGAGACCTATTAAAAAAATTTGAAAAAGATGGTCGCCTTCTGGTTTCAAGATATCCAAAAGTTACAGACAAGGGTAGACCAACAAAGTTTATGGAGGAAAACTCAAAGAAGAAAGTCTCGTTAAGGTGGTCGCTATGAAGTATGTCAAAAAGTTTATTAAGCGAAAAACGCTTATATATAGAACAGAGGTCGAGTATGGCGACTATACGATGAATCATGTTTTAGGTTGTTCTCATGGATGCCTTTATCCGTGTTATGCATATTTGCTAAAGAAACGCTTTGGTAATGTTGAATCATATGAGGATTGGTGCGAACCAGCACTTGTAGAAAACACACTTGAGTTGCTGGATAATGAACTTCCGAAGTACAAGAGTAAGATTCAAATGCTGCATCTTTGCTTTACAACGGATCCGTTCATGTATCAATACAAAGAGATTCAGGATTTGAGCCTAGCTGCCATAAAAAAGATTAACGCTGCTGGAGTAACGTGCTCTGTCCTTACAAAGGGTCTTTTGCCAATTGAGTTGGCAGGACTTTCTAGAGAAAACGAATATGGCATTACGTTGATTTCTACAAATGAAGCGTTTAGAAAGCGTATGGAGCCAGGCTCAGCTCCATGGAAAAAGCGAGTTGCTGCATTAAGGGCTTTACATGATTCTGGTTGTAAAACATGGGTAAGCATCGAACCATTTCCAACGCCGAATATACTTAAACAAGATTTACAGAAACTACTTGACGAAGTTGCATTCGTTGATCGAATCATATTTGGTCGCATGAATTACTGCCATAAAGCGACCGCATATCCGGAGCACAAACAATTCTTTAACGAACGTGCCGATGAGGTAATAGCCTTCTGCGATAAGCACGGTATCAGTTACCACATTAAGAACGGAACGATAACAGAATAAAAATAAATGACCTGCTGTATATTCAGCAGGTTGTATCTTTCTAACGGAGGCGTAAAAATGAAAACATATCGAATTCATGGTGACAATATTGTAGAGTGCGAGCGTATAGCAAAAATAATCATTAATACAGTGAAGCCCCATAGAATCTCCTCTGGCTTAATTTCTCCTTCGACAGTTTCGATAGAGCTTTCAGCAGAGTTTGCTGGGAACAGTGTTAATTGTAGATTGGAGCTACTGCCCGGATTTAATAAGAACACAAAACGGCGCTGGAACGGCAATATTTTTGACGCATTAAAAGAAGCCGGTAGCTATTTTGATGAAACGCCAGATGCAATAATATCTGTTATAGAAAATGGAGCGGAACGGATTCTTCTGGGAATTGAATTCTGTTCTGCATTACAGGCTGGAAATCAGGCATGGCAACGCAGTGCAAGAGCATATTCAACTGGGCGAACTGGTTGTCCGTATATTTACATAGTAGACTTTGTAAAATATGAACTTGATAACGAAACAAGAGTCCGTAAAAACCTGAGATTTCCAAACGCCGCTGTTCCTTACAGCTATGTGAACTATTCAAAGACCACAGGAAATTTTGTGGCACAACTATACACAAAATCAGAAGAATTTGATAAATCGCGAGATTTGAGTCTGGCAGATTTTGATGAGGATGATTTTGGCGATATAGAGCTTGGACTCTATATAATAAAAACCATGCTTGGTATTGATGCTTCAGCGGAGAAGGACACTATTCTTGAAAAGAATATGAATGTAGTCCAATTCCTTGCGGATCACTTTGATAGTTCAACAAACTTCACTGCTGAAGAATGGCAGGAAATATATAATCTTTCCTCTGAAGATATCGTTGACTATTCGGTCCAAAAAAGACGGTTTAGTTTCCATAAAACAATTGCGAAAAAAAGCCACCACGGTGCTTCTGCATCAGTAATAGAGCTTGTTGATCGTCTTAGCGTTGGACTTGCATCCAGAGACCTTCCTTTTGGCATAATCCCGGCAAAAGATAGACCTGAATTTGCAGATAGTATCTTGCAACTATACCCTAATGCAAACGAGAATGTTATAAACTCCATTGCTCGCAATGAGAAACATTTAGTGATTGCTATTTTTAAAGGTTTTAAACCTCGTGGAGATGACAACCGACCCGATAGAGGGCTTTTGCCATTAGCTTCTATGCTTTCTTCATCCGATGTTGATGTTATGACATACTTGTACGGTCCTATGATTGAGGCCAATTTGCGGTTGTTAGATAGGAATCCCATAGAACTTGCTGACAGAAATGGCCTGTGGCGCTCTATTCTTGCACTTAGCAATTATGTTGTATTAGATGTTCCCGTAATTGCAAGAACTCGGTATGATGTAGAGCGTGTTTATGATACGAGTAATATCAAAAATCATTTTTCGAGTATGGGAACTGTTAATAGCATTAATCCTAAACCCGCGTTTTCGAGTGTCCCTGTCAATTTCGGAGAAGACGATGTTGACACAGGAATACACTATTTATTCACTCACATCCTTGGAAGAAGTTGCTTTGAAGGCATGTGCAACCCACCCGGAGGTGATTGGAGCGGGTTTTCTGTAATATCAGGTGATTTTGAAAAGAGATGGCTTTCGCTTCCGCGAGTAAGCGATGTAGTGAGTGGAAAGCGCCCTGATCACATACTAGAAGTGTTTGGTGTATTTGAAAAACCTCTTCTTCTATCCATCGAATCAAAGGAAAAGTCTGCGGATCTGGAAACCGATGTCGGGACAAAACTGGTAACCTACATTGAGAAGTTGATGGATTATGTTCCAAGCGCCAAAAGAAGGATTAATCCTTCGATTGAGGATTGGCAATGGGGGGATAATAAAGTCCGCTTTGATGGTTTTGAAACGATCTCTGCAGCTGCATACCTTAAAAGATATGCAGAGACACCAGAAACAGTATTTACGAAAAAGTGTGAAATTCTGTTTGTGATGAATCCGGTTATGAAAGGTGGCAAAACGGGCTGGGAAGTAGAAATAATCCCTTCAACTGAACGAAGCAAAACTCTAAAAGCTTTTATTATAGACAAGTATGCGTTGTCTGGTGATAAGCAGTTCTTTTTTAAATAAAACATTGAAAAGTGAGCCTGTTGGGTTACGATTTGATGATAAATTGCCATCAGGCTCACAATTATGTAAAAACAGGAGAATGATATTTGTTAGCATGATTTTTTCGCAACCCCTTGCGAAATCAGTTCATTTATGCTATAATTGAAAGTGGACTGGAGGGACATGAATATGGATGTTTCTTATAACAAGCTTTGGAAGCTGCTAATTGATAAAAAAATGAGTAAGGCAGATCTTCGACGTGCAACGGGAATATCCCCAAACACCATGACAAAGTTAAACCGCGACGAAGAAGTCGCTCTATCTGTATTGAGCAAAATTTGCAATGTTTTAAACTCTGATATCGGTGATATCGTTGAGTTTGTAAAGAAGAACGAGGAGGATACCCATAGTGAGAAAGACTAAGGAAAATGCAGAATCTGTTGTAATTCCTTTTGATTATATTTCGAATGTAGATTGCATTGAAGGCATGAAGATCCTTCCAGATAATTGTGTTGATTTAATTATTGCAGATCCCCCATACAATCTTTCCAAAAGTGGTGCTTGGAAATGGGATAACAGCGTTTCACTTTCAGGAATGGGAGGAAATTGGAATATTACTAATGAGGACTGGGACAACATGTCCTTTAACGATTATTTTAATTTTAGTTTGGCATGGCTTGCTGAAGCAAAACGAATACTTAAGCCAACTGGTTCCATGTGGATTTTTGGCACATACCACAATATCGGAATCATAAATGTTGCCTGCCAACTGCTTGGAATTGAAATAATCAATGAGGTGATTTGGTACAAAAAAAACGCGTTTCCCAATCTTTCTGGAAGAAGACTTACCGCGAGCCATGAAACAATTCTATGGACGCATTCTGGAGGAAAAAAGCGAAACTATTATTTTGACTATGAATACTCAAAGAATGGTGATTTTACCAACGATGAATTAAAAGCACCGGGAAAACAAATGCGAACGGTGTGGGATTTATCAAATAACAAAAAATCCGAGGAATTAAAATACGGAAAGCATCCGACTCAAAAGCCAATCAAAGTGCTAACGAGAATGATTAAGTTATCTTCAAAAGTCGGGGATATTATGCTGACTCCTTTTTCTGGAGCTGGTAGTGAGTGTGTTGCAGCAAAACTTACAGGCCGTCATTTCATAGGATTTGAAATCGAAAAAGAATACTGCGATATTTCGGAAGAAAGGTTAGCAAACACAGAAAGGGAAATTGAACAGATTACATTGTTCAAAATTTCAAAGGAGGCCCCAAAAGATGATAAAACCAGTGATTAAATGGAGTGGAAGCAAGCGATCTCAATCTTCAAAAATCAAATCATTTTTTCCAACTTCATTTGGAACATATTTTGAACCGTTCATAGGCGGTGGATCAATGCTCTATGCGGTTAGTCCCGAAAAAAGTATATGTGGAGATATTTGCAAACCATTGATTGACTTATGGAAGGAAATACGGGACAATCCTGATCAATTGGCCGATGGTTATTCCGAAAGATGGAACAGGCTTCAAGAAGAGGGATATACGGCATATTATAATATCCGTGATGATTTTAATGCAAACAAGTCTCCGTATGACCTGATGTTTTTGTCAAGAACATGCGTGAATGGCTTGATTAGGTTTAACGATAAAGGAGAGTTTAATAACTCTCTCCATTATTCCCGACCAGGAATCAATCCGGAGAGTTTAAGAGCAATCATTAAAGATTGGTCTGAACACATTCAAGGCTCAGAGTTTTTTGCGGATGATTATATCGTGACAACCAATTCTGCTAAAAGCGGGGATGTTGTATATTTAGACCCACCATACTTTCATACAAAAGGTAGATATTTTGGAACAATAGATTATGAACGATTTCTTGAATACCTCGATGACTTGAACGGAAGAGGAATAAAATATCTTCTTTCTTTTGATGGTAAACGCGGCGAGGCTGATTATACGGTGGACCTACCAAAAGAATTATATAAAAGGCACGAATTTTTACCGTCTGGTAATTCAACATTTAAAAAGGTGATTGATGGAGAAACTGAAAAAGTTTTTGAATCACTTTACATGAATTATTAATTGTTATCTGGAGGTCGCACACATGAGTAACACAAATCAGTTTGACTGGGTGGCGTTTTATAAAGAACTCGCCAGCAAGTTGTTACAGTTCAAAGGAAAGCGGGATGAACTCGTTACAAATGTCCTGAAGATTTATGAGATCACTGGTATCAATATGCCTACGCTTGAGAAGGATAACAATATCGTGGACATTGACCCGTTTACTGTTTTCGGACTGTTTAATAAGAGCTCAATGAAAGAGACAAACCGGGTTAAAATCCTTACGGCTGTTGCCGATTTGTTCAGCATTTCAGCTCCAGTACCTACCTCCTTTGATAGCATTCCAGTGCTTAATAATCAGAATGCCACATTCTATTATTTCGTGGGTGACCGTGAGAACGGAGATATTGATGATCTGTGGAATCTTTTCTCCGCAGCTCTTGCATACGCTGCTGATCCGACAGCTGATAACAGGAAAACTCTGTCGAAGTATTTTGATTTGACGATTAATAAAAAAGGCAATGGAAACAGCAAAATTACAATGGGCATTTACTGGATCGCCCCGAATTCCTTCTTGAATCTTGACCAGCGTAATACTTGGTATATCTATGAGTCTGGGAAGATACCGTCCGATTTGGTTGGTACGCTTCCGGCTATTGAAGCAAAGATCCCGTCTGCAAAATATTTTGACATAGTCGAAAAACTGCGGAGTTTCCTGCAAAGCGATAAAAGCACGCTCAAGGATTTCAAGGAACTGAGTTTCGAGGCGTGGCGTTATTCTGAAGAAGTCAATGAAGAAAAGAGGAAAGAAAAAGCCCAAGCTGAGCGGGAATCAAAAGGCGCGGCACTGGCCGACGATGATGTGGAAACGACTCACTATTGGATTTATTCGCCGGGAGACGGTGCTACGATCTGGGATGAGTGTTATAACGATGGCATTATGGCTATAGGTTGGGACTCGATTGGTAATCTTCGTGCTTTCACAAGTAAGGACGAGATGAAGCTGCACATGAAGGAAACCATTGATCCAAGCAAGTCATATAAAAATGCGGCTTACGCTACATGGCAGTTTGCAAACGACATGAAGCCCGGTGACATCGTGTTTGCCAAGAAAGGTATGCACCTGATTGTGGGTCGTGGAATTGTTGAATCGGATTATGAGTATGACCCCAGCAGAAAGCATTACAAAAATATCCGCAAAGTGAAGTGGACCCATAAAGGTGAATGGGAGCATCCCGGTCAGGCCGTTATGAAAACGCTGACAGATATCACATCGTACAAGGATTATGTAGATAAGCTCAATGCTATCTTTGAAAGCGATGTCATTGACGATGTTGATGAACAGGAGTTTTTTTATCCTCCATACGATGCTGAGAAGTTTCTTGAAGAAGTTTATATGGATGAGGAAAACTACGACACTCTGGTCGCACTTGTCCTCAATAAGAAAAATGTCATTCTCCAAGGCGCTCCGGGCGTCGGTAAGACCTTCGCTGCCAAACGGCTGGCTTATTCCATAATGGGAGTAAAGGACCCGAATCGAGTTATGATGGTTCAATTCCATCAGGGCTATTCCTATGAGGATTTCATTATGGGCTTTAGGCCATCTGAAAAAGGATTCGAGCTTAAACACGGAGCCTTCTATAACTTCTGCAAAGAGGCTGAAATCGATAGCGAGAATGAGTATTTCTTTATCATCGATGAAATCAACCGCGGTAACCTGAGTAAGATATTCGGTGAGTTGTTTATGCTTATTGAAAGCGACAAACGCGGTGTTGAACTTCAGCTCCTCTATTCTGACGAGAAGTTTTCTGTGCCAAGCAATGTTTACATTATAGGCATGATGAACACCGCCGACCGAAGCCTTGCGATGCTGGATTATGCTCTGCGCAGAAGGTTTGCCTTCTATGAAATGAAGCCCGGGTTTGACTCGGATGGCTTCCATGAGTACAGAATTAACCTCGCAAGTGAAAAGTTTGATAGGTTGATTAACTGCGTAGAGAATCTCAACTCGGTAATTGCTGCTGATGATTCGCTCGGTGAAGGCTTTTGCATCGGCCACAGTTACTTTTGCAATTTGAAAGAAGCAACAGATCAGGCTCTTTCCAGTATTGTGGAATTCGAGCTGATTCCGTTGCTGAAGGAATACTGGTTTGATGAAACCACAAAGGTGAAAGACTGGACTAACAATTTAAGGAGCGCCATTAAGTGATACCCATTCAGAATATTTACTATATGCTGTCGTATGCCTTTCAAGTTCTGAACGAGCAAGGCTACAAAAACATAGCGACGGAACAATTTAATAATGTGGCGGAGCTATGTGCAGCTATTCTGTCAAAAGGTGTCTCATTGCAATTAAAGCGTGGGCTTGAAAGAGAGTACATAGAACAGACAGATGCCCTCTCATCGCTTCGCGGAAGAATAGAAATATCAGAATCAATCAAAACAAGGAGCATGCTAAAAAAACAACTGATTTGCTCCTACGACGATTTTTCTGTTAATTCCTATATTAACAGAATTATCAAAACAACGATGGACCTTCTTCTTCATGCTGATATTTCAAAATCGAGAAAAAAAGAACTCCGCAAACTGCTCGTGTTCTTTGGAGAGGTCGATTTGCTCGATGTACATACCATCAACTGGAATGTTAAATATAATCGAAATAACCAAACCTATCGAATGTTGGTCTCAATCTGCTATCTTGTTGTAAAGGGTCTGCTGCAAACAAACTCTGATGGCACCACGCGACTTATGGATTTCTTGGATGAGCAGCGAATGAATCGTCTGTATGAGAAATTCATCCTTGAATATTATGCCAAGGAATGCCCACAAGTACGTGCTACAGCATCTCAAATCCCGTGGGCCTTAGATGATGGAGTTAATTCGATGCTTCCGGTTATGCAAAGCGATATAATGCTGACCAGAGGCAGCGAGGTACTGATTATCGATGCGAAGTATTATACGCATACCACGCAGACACAGTATGATGTCCACACGCTCCATTCTGCGAACCTGTATCAGATTTTCACCTATGTCAAAAACAAGGATACGGACTTTGGTGAAGAACCGCATAAGGTATCTGGAATGCTTCTGTATGCAGCGACCGATGAAGCTATCCAGCCAGACAACAGTTATCAGATGAGTGGCAATAAGATCAGTGTTAGAACGCTCGATTTGAACCAGGACTTCCCGGAAATCGCTGCGCAGCTCAATGCCATAGTCGCAGATCATTTTCCCTAATTGAATTTCAAGTGCAAAAGAGGTGAAACGCAGTGACTAATTCAGAAGAATTCAAGAAGCAAGAAAACAAGGAGTTATCTAATGCAGCACTTGTTTCTTCCAAATTACACATTCTTGTGACCGACGCAGATACAAACGGATACGAGATTTCAAAAATGAGTGATTTTATGGGCTTATATGCTCAACAGTTAACTCGCTCTTTGGCAGAAAGTACTTTTGTTGAAATTGTTTCAAGTATTCCCGTAGCTGACATCTGCATAATTAATGATGTTGTTCAGAAAGCAGCTGTTGTAGCCAGAGGAAATATTACTCTTGTTCCTGATCTTGATAGTCTACCAACGGGAATTAAGGAAAAACTTAAACAGGGTCTTTATTCTATTGGCGACTCAAAACAAGTGGACGGGAACCTTCGTGCTGTAATTGTTGACGAGAATGGGGTTCGCGTAAAAGATATAACATTAAAAAAAGTGATTAGTAATCCTGGAACTCTTGAAACCACTCGTAGTATTGCTAATCAAATGCAGATGAAACAAATTCAGGACACCCTAAAAGGCATCCAAGAAATGCAGAGCTATCAATTGGATCGAGATCGTGATAGGGATATACTCACGCCGTTTTTTGATGCTCGTGACTATATTTTACAAGCCCAAAGTGCCATTTCTATAGAAGCAAGAAACGCATTTCTTGAAAAAGCATCTGATCGAATGACGACTGCGTTAAACAGCGTATATGCAGAAATGCGAACCGCTTCTTTGCATCTTGCAAAGAATACAAAATGTTCGCTGTTTCATAAACAGTCTTCAATAGATACACTCCTTTCAAACCTATCAGACGATTTGCAATTGGCGACAAAGTTTTCTGGAGTACAGATGCAGGTGTTTGAGGCTCTCGGCCGAAGGGATGATTCCAAGCTCGCACTTGATCGTTATCAAACTGTTATGCATGATTTTATAACGCAAGAAATAAGTGGAAGAGGTATGTCAGCTATAGAGCTGATGCACGATAATTACCACTATACAAAGGAAAACACAGATTGTTGGTATACTTTTTCAAAAGAACTGGAACCATCATTAGAAAACACAAGGCTCGCAATCGAAAACAAAGAGGTATACATAGTTTCAGTGGAGGATACGAAAGATGAGCAAGAATAATGGCGAAGAGAGAAAATGCAAAATATGCGGAAAAACAATAGTTGGTAAAAACAAAACAGGTATTTGCTCTGCATGCAAGAAGAAAGCTGGAGATACAAGTGTAACTGTGATGGGAGTTCTTGCTTTAATAGACGGAGCAATATGGACCGTGGTAGAGGCTTTTACTAAAAAGGATTAGTGTTTGAACATTTTAATTATTCCTCCGACAGCCATTTTTGAGGGGTAAGTTCCGAAGACCACAGAACCGGCCAGATACATTCGAATAAACAAAAAAGGGCTTCCGAAGCTCTGTTGCGAAACACAGAGGAACCTCGAAAGCTCTTTATTTCAAGCCTTATTCAGCACTTATGTGCCGGAGAAGGCTTTTTATGTTTGTATCAAAGATAGTGTCTTTATAGATCTGTCTTGCGGTTCGGGTGGTATGTTCATTCAGTCTGAAGATTTGCAAGAACGGATGAAAACAGCTTCCATATCACGATGTGAACAATTTGAATTGGGAGTTCAACAATGGAATTACAAATAGTTGGACTAAGTCATCGATTACCGTATACATATAGGAGCAAACCATACAGAATTTCAGTTCTGATTTTGTGCAGAGATACAAACTTTAAAAAAATTACTGTCAAAATGGTTGTCAAAACCTCAACTTCTTCCCGTATACAAGTGAGAGCAAACTCCACAAAAAATCCGTTACGACTTTGTTCACCTCTACAAACTTTATGAATTCTTTCAGATAAAGGGGTATCAAAACGGTGTCTTCTTCCCCTATACAAGCGGAAGAGCATAGTTAAAATGGCCGAAATCATATGAGCAGACTTGTGCAACCCTACAAAATTTTTTCACGAACGCATAAAATGCTTCTTTTCGTCGGCTACTGTATGAAGGCAAAAAGAATCTTGAAAACTAAATTCCACGCAGGAGAGATACCAAGCGGCGAAGTACAGCGAAGATCGTGCAGAAGGAGCAGGAGCGTACCAAGCTTGGAAAAACGTCCTTAGGTCAAACAAGGCTTACTGACAGGAACTGTACTGTTGTGGGGAAGAAGTAATAAAAAAAGAAAAGGAGGCTTGATAACTTGAAAAAATTCGATTCAAAGTCCTGCGAAGAAATTATGACCACTGTGTACAAGCCAATCGAGTATGTTGTTGATGGCTTGCTTGCACAAGGTCTGTATATCTTAGCAGGCGCACCGAAGGTGGGAAAGTCCTGGCTTGCGCTGAATATGTGCTTGTCGATAGCGAAAGGAGAAAAAGTTTTAGGTCAGGAAACTACACAAGGAACTGCGCTCTATCTGTGTTTAGAGGACAGCTTTCAGCGAATCCAAAACAGGCTTTATGAATTGACGGACGAACCTGTTGAAAATCTTCACTTTGTAATTTTGTCAGACACAATAGGAAAAGGTCTCGAAGAGCAGATAGAGCAATTCAAAAGTGAGCATAGCGATTTAAAAGTTGTGTTCATTGATACTCTGCAAATGATTCGCAGCGAAACGGATTCAAACTACGGCTCGGACTACAAAGAACTATCTATTCTGAAATGTCTTGCGGACAAGCTTGAAATTGCAATCGTAGCTGTTCATCACACACGAAAGTGTTCCGACAGCGATCCGTTCAATATGATATCGGGAAGCACAGGAATCAGCGGCTGTGTTGACGGAAGCATGGTTCTGATTGAGAACAAGCGTGGAAGTCGAAACGCAAAACTTTACTGCGTAGGACGTGATATTGAAAACCAAGAAATAAATCTTGTGTTTGAAAACAGTCGCTGGAAAGTTGTTGACGAAGCGACGGCTAAAGAAGCGGACTTTTTCTCTTTCGCTGTGCATGATTTCATGTTGGAACGCAATTATTTTAAAGGCTCTGCAACGGAGCTTGCAATCATGCTAAGCAAAATACTTTGTAAAGAAATTTTCGCAAACCATATCAAAAAAGAACTTATGAAGCACGCTTATGAATTGCAAAGTTACGGTGTGACTTTTAAATCCAGACGCAGCAACGGTAAGCGAGTAATTATTCTGAAATATGATAAAAGCAGTGACACCGGTGACGGTAAAAATCTAATGCCCGAAGCTGTTAAATATACTGACCCTGCTGTCACTGAAATGAGTTCGGAAGGTTCCGAAAAGCCTTTAAATACGTTGTTTGAGGGCGATTATGGAAATCAAAAAGATAAAAATTCTGCTGACCCTGTGTGCAAAGCTACTGTCCCTGTTTGTAATTCTACTGACCCTGTCCAAGGTGAAAAGATATGTGAAGTAAGGTGGACAACGCTTGATGAAATTCTGAATGAATCCGCAAGAAAAATCAGAAGCACACTTGCAAGTCAAGGCATTGAAGTTCCGCCATTTTAGAGTTAGCGAATGTAGGGCGATTTGTGCCCTCCTCACTTGCGGTAGGGTCAACATACCACTCAGGGCATCAGAGGGCAACACACGCCGATTGTGAGCGGTGTACGAGGGCATTACAGAACATCTTCTCTTCTGCGAATAATATTAAATTCATTATGACAAAATGAGGAAAAAACACATTTGGAGGGCTCGGAAAAGTTAAGTCCTCAGACTTAGCAAGCATCGCAAACGGCAGTCCGCCCACAAGGGGGCAGACCACCGATTGCTGCTTGTCGGGGCGAACCCAGAACCCCCTATCAAAAAAGAGCGATGTATGAGAAAAAGGAATTGTACAATCACAATCCGCTGTACCGAGGACGAGCGGCGGCGGATATACAACAAAGCTAAAGCGCATCATTTAACGCTGAGTGACTTCGTTCTAAGGTCTGTGCTTGGGAAAAGAATTGTAGTTGCCGAAGGCTTGTTGGACGTATTGAAAGCACAAAAAGCAATCGGCAACAACCTTAATCAAATAGCTTTGCTTGCAAACATGGGCAGGCTCAAAGCTGTAAATCTTGAATCAATTCTGGAACTACACAAACGAGCTACAGAGAAATTATGTGAGATAGCAAAGGCGGTGAAATAATGCCTATAGTTCATTTTATCAACAACAAAAGTCAGACATCAAGCGGTATGCGAAATGTTCTTGCATACGTCAGCAAGGCTGAGAAAACAGAGCTGGAAGATAAGAGATTTGTTACCGCTCTTAACTGTTCGGCGGATACTGCCTATGAAGAATTCAACGCAACCAAAAATCTCTACCACAAGAATAGCGGCAGGCTGTACTATCATCTGGTTCAAAGCTTTCCAAGTGGATATGAAATTGCTCCCGAGCTTGCTCACAAGATTGCCGTTGAGTTTGCGGAAAAGGCGTTTAGAAAATATGAGTGTGTAGTCGCAACCCACATTGACAGGGAGCATGTTCACTCGCACATCGTATTTAATTCCGTCAGCTTTGAGGACGGCAGGAAGTATCATTCGGACAAAAATACTGTGCAGGAGTTAATGAATTTATCCGATGAGATCTGTCGGAAGTATGGTGTGCAAACGCTTGAAAAACAGAAGCATAAACAAAGCAAAGATATATTGTCCGACAGAGAATACCGCTCAGCTGTCAGGGGTGAAAGCTGGAAGTTTCAGCTGATGAGTACCATAACTGAGGTTATGAAGAAAGCAAAATCGAAAAAGCAGTTCTGTTTCTTAATGAAACAGTTGGGCTATGGAGTGCGTTGGGAAGACAACAGAAAGTACATCACTTACACTTGTCCTAATGGTCAGAAATGTCGTGACAAGCGTTTACACGGAGAAAAATATTCAAAGGAGATGATGCAAAATGAATTCAAGATTAGATACGCAATCCTTAATAGAGAGGAACAAAGCGGACCTGAAAACGGCAGGAGAAACCATGCCTATGATAATCGTTCAGGATCAGAACTGGTCGGCGGTGATAGATCTGTTGAAAAGGTTATGCGAGTGTCAGGAAGAAATATTGAATATGCAGTCGGAGCTGATGACAGAAGAACAGATGAAAAAGTATCTGGAAAATCAGAAAGTCATCTGCGAGCAGTCGGAAAAGGCTTGCAGAGCAATTCAGAAACAGACGGCGGAACAATCGGCACAGACGCTGACGAGTCTGATAAGTCAGTGCGAAAGTATGAAACTACAGGCTGGGAAAATGAGCGAGGAGTACTCCTCCAAGCTGAAGAGCTTAGAAGAATGGAAGTCAAAGCAAGGCTCGAAAATGCTCAGAGCGATGGTGATATCTCAGTCGGTGTTGTTGATATTATCGACGGCATTGCAGCTGTGGCTACGGTGATTGAAGAGCCGACTGATGATGACGAATTCATTTATCATGAGGACAGCAAGCTGCTGCGTGAGGAGAGAAAACACAAGGAAGAGTTAGGCATGAAGATGTAAATATATTACGAAAGGACTGGTTAAAATGATTAGAACCAAAAGTACAGACAGAACAATCGGAAAGACAGCAAGGAGGGCGATAAGCGAATGCCGGAAAAGAAAATCTCTAAAATTTACAAAAGAGAATATGTCCTTGATAAACCGTTATGCAAGGATAATTCCGAGGTGCAGTCGGCTGAGTATACCGACCACTACATTGACGGAGTGACGTACAGAGTATGGTCGGCGTTTGAGGGCAAGACAGACCCGACGGAAAGTCTCGGCGTACTGATGCTCAGAAAGCTGGAATCGGGAGAGTACGTCGGAGAGGTGATCGACGAATTTGAAGTAGAAACAAAACGTATTCTGAATGACTCCATGACGATGTGAAATTTCACAACTTAGTCTTATCAATATTCAACAAAATATATTACAGACAGCGGATATTACTGGCTTTCCCTGAACAAATATGATAAAATATCAGTGCGGAAAATACCGCAAAAGCTTATTGAGATCCGCTGCTGGAAAGGAGTTATTATGAAAAAACAGCAGCATTACAACGCAGGTCTTTATTGCAGACTTTCAGTTGACGACGGAAACTTCGGCGGAAGCGTATCTATCGAAACACAGAAAATTCTGCTTGAACAGTACTGCAAAGACCATTCGATTACAAGCTATACTTTTTACTGCGACGACGGCTGCAGCGGAACAAATTTTGACAGACCGTCATTTCAAAAAATGCTTTCGGATATCGACGAGGGCAAAATTGATCTTGTTATCGTTAAAGACCTCTCACGATTTGGACGTAATTACGTTGAAACAGGTATGTATGTTCAGCGATTTACGGAGCGCAATATTCGTTTTATTGCCGCGGACGATAACTATGATTCCCTTACAAACGGTGACGATCTGCTCTTCCCTATCAAAAATGTGGTGAACGAAATGTACGCCCGTGACGTTTCAAAAAAGACAAAAGCGGCGAAAAAAGCGAAGGCAAAAGCAGGACAGTTCATAGGTTCAAAGGCTCCGTTTGGTTACAAAATTGACCCGAACGACAGACATCATCTGATAGTGGACGAGCCTGCTGCACAAGTAGTCCGCAGGATATTCAGAATGGCAAGCGAGGGAATTGGATACAACAAAATGGCGAAAATCTTTCGTGAAGAAAAAATACTCACTCCAATTGCCTACTTCAATCTGAATAATCCTGAATATTTTAAATCGGATTACTGGCGAAAAGAGTTTGACTGGCACGTCACTTCCATAAGGGCAATATTGAATAATGAGGTGTATCTCGGAAAGTTGGTTTACGGCAAAAAGCGAAATAAATCCATGAAAAGCAAGGAGAAAGTCAGCAATCCGAAAGAGGACTGGATCGTTGCGGAAAATTGCCACGAGCCAATTATCACGCAGAAATTATGGAATACGGTTCATAAGATTTTAAACTCTAAACACCGTCCTGCTAAAACAGGAGAAATTCAGATGTTTGCGGGACTTCTTTACTGCTCAGACTGCGGTCACGCACTCACCTATTCTCAGAAAAAGCACAAGGACGGCAGTTACCACGGAGCATATTCTTGCTGGATGTACAAGACTCACGGGAAAGAATACTGCGCCTCGCACTACATTACTTTTGATAATATCTATAATCTGGTGCTGATAGACATTCAGCGGAATCTGTTTCGATATCGTCAAGACACTGATAAATTCAAGTCGCTTTTAAGCCGTAAATATCAGTCAGACTCGGAAAAACAGGCAAAACAACTCAAGTCGGACTATGAGAGAAAACAGAAACGCTGTGAGGAGCTTGACAAGATCATAAGCAGACTTTACGAGGACAATGTGCTTGGCAGGATAAGCGATGAGAGGTACGAATCCATGTCGCAGAGCTACGAGTCGGAGCAAGCGGAGATACGCAGATTATTGCCCGAGCTTAAATCCCAAATCAACGAGCTGAAAAAACAGTCCGACTGTGCAGACAACTTCATCAATGTTATCAAGAAATACACCATAATTGACAAGCTGGACGCATCCATTCTGAACGAGCTGATTGACAAGATAGTTGTTCATCACAGGGAGAAAACCGAGGACGGCAGTACGTTTCAGCAGATCGAAATCTACTACAGATTTGTAGGTAAGCTCACAGCTGGAAATGAACTGTCCGAAGCGGCGTAA